GATTTAGCACAATCAACTGCATTTCAAAGAATATTTAGTAGTGTAAGCACAAATGCTGATGATAGCGGAAGTGGAACTTTACACTTGTTTGAACCATCAAGCGACACATTTGTGAAGCATTTTATATCAACATCAAGCAATGTTGCTAGTGCTTATGAACAAAATTCATATATGGCAGGATATTTTAATTCTACGTCTGCAATAAATGCCATTCAATTTAAAATGTCATCAGGCAATATAGATTCAGGAGTTATAAAATTATATGGCGTTAGTTAAATACAATAACAATTCTATAAGTGCTATTACTGAAACAGGTTTAGCAACAGGTTCATTAGTTTTAATTAAAACTCAAACTGCATCAGGTGATACTGCTGTTGATTTTACTCATGGAACAAATGACGTAGTATTTGATGGAACATATAACACTTATGTTTTTAAATTTATTAATATTCATCCATCTACTGAAAACATTGGTTTCAGTTATAATTTTAGTACAGATGGTCAAGCAACTGCAGCTGTTAAAACAACTGTTGCTTGGAGATCATTTCATAATGAAAGTGGAAGTGGTGGAGTATTAGATTATCAATCTGCTAAAGATGTAGCAAATGCGGCTGGAGATCAACCTATTACTTGGGATATGGAAAGTGATGATGATGCTTCTGTTTCAGGTGAACTTTTTGTTTTTTCACCTGCTTCAACTACGTTTGTTAAACATTTTATGCATCAATCAAATGGTATACATTCAAACCCAGCTTGTTTTACAAATTTTTCTGCTGGATATGTTAATGTTACGGCAGCAGTTAATTCTGTTAGATTTTTAACAACATCAAATACATTTGATGGAACAATTAAACTATATGGATTAAAAGAAAGTTAAGATGGCAATAGTTAAATTAAATAACAGAGCAGTAAAAGATGCAACAGCTTTTGGTAGCATAACAGGATTAGGTAATTTAGTTTTTATATCTAAACAAACTGCCAGTTCATCTGCTAGTGTTAGCTTCACATCAGGTATTGATAGCACTTACAAAGAATACATATTTTTTTTTTATAATATGCACCCAGCTACTGATGGAGCAAACGTAACTTTTAATTTATCAACCGATGGTGGTTCTAATTATAATGTTACAAAGACTACTACATCTTTTAATGCTTATCATGGAGAAAGTGGTTCTCCAGCAGGTTTAGGTTATGATACAGGTGATGATCTTGCACAAAGCACAAATTATCAAACAATAGCTACAGCGATAGGAAGTGATGATGACCAAAATACCTCAGGTTATCTTCACCTTTTTGATCCATCAAACGACACATTTGTAAAACATTTTATAGCAAAATCAAATGTAAGTAATTTAAATGATAGAAGTGTTAATTGTTTAACTGCTGGCTACGGAAATACTACGTCAGCAATTAATGCAGTAGATTTCAAGATGTCGTCAGGCAATATAGATGCTGGCGAAATAACACTTTTCGGAGTAGCTTAATTATGATAATAACAAACCAACAAGGAGAACAATATGCCTAGATATAAAATGGTAAATGGTGAACGTATTCAGTTCACAGCAGAAGAAGAAGCAGCTAGAGATGCTGAAGAAGCAGCTTGGGCTGATGGTGCTAAAGATAGATCAATGGTTAATCTAAGAGCAAAAAGAAATAATTTGCTTAAAGAAACAGATCACTATGGTTTATCTGATGTAACTATGTCTGCTGATATGGCAACATACAGACAAAATCTTAGAGATTTGCCTGGTACTGTTACTGATGAAAATACTGCTGCTGAAGTTGATGCTATCACATTTCCAACAAAACCATAATGGCTAATATATACAAAAATGCAATGTTTGATCTTACAACGACAGACAAAACAACTGTATATACTTGTCCTACAAATAGAACTGCATTAATTAAATCTATACAGATTACCAATATACATAGTGGTACTGTTGAAGTAGAAGCATTTACAACAGACGCATCTGATTCTGGTGCAGAGTATGAAGTAGCTCACATATCATTAGGATCAAAAACAGTAGAGAATTTAGTTAAAGGAACAATGGTTTTAGAAGCTGGTGATGCCTTGAAGTTAGAAGCTGCATCTGCTAATCATATAGCTGGTATTGTTAGCTATTTAGAAATTTTTGACGAAAAAAGTCCTTAACAAAGATAAGATATTAGTGTATTTATGGAATTAGTTAGAATACCTGTCAAAGAACTTGATAAGGTTTGGGCAATCGTAGAAAAAGATATTAAAAATGCTCTAGCTTATTCAAGTCAACTTACTAGCTCAGATTTTGTTTTAAATAAAACCAAAGAAGGAAAGTTTCAAATTTGGATTTTATGGGATAAAACAAAACCTACATCAGTAGAAAAATATTTTGGTGTAGTCGTAACTGAGATTATAAAAAGACAGTTAGGAAAAGTTTGCCACATATATATTATGACCGGTAAACAAAGACACAAATGGCAACATTTAGTCAAAGACATTGAGCAGTTTGCAAAAGACGAAGAATGTCAAATGATGGAATTAATTGCTAGACCAGGTTGGAAAAAAGTTTTAAACAATTTTGGTTATAATATGACTCATGTTGTATTAGAAAAAAAAATTAAACAAGAGGAGAAAAAATGAGTTTTGGAGGAGGATCATCAGGAGGTGGTCAAACAACTACACAATCAGTTCAACCTTACGCAGCAGCACAACCAGCATTAAATCAAATTATTTCAGAAGCAGGTCAACTTTATGCTCAAGGTCCACAAGCAGCAGGTTATGTTGCACCTACAACTCAAACTTTAACAGGTCTTGCACAACAAGAACAATTAGGAACAGCAGCACAACAACAATTAGCTGCAACTCTTGGCGGACAATATTTAAATCCTTTTCTTTCACCTTTAATTCAAAAATCTGCTGGAGATATTTATACTAATGTAGCTCAACAATTTAGTGGAGCAGGTAGAACACCTACATCACCATTAGCACAACAACAAGTAACTTCTCAAGTTGCTCAAGCTGCTTTACCTTTAGCTTTTCAACAATACGATGCTGAAAGAGCTAGACAATTAGGTATTGCAACAAGAGCTCCTTCATTATTACAAACAGGTCAACAATTAGAACAAATACAAAGACAACAAAACTTAGCACCAGCTCAAGCCTTACAACAATATGCTGGTTTAGTTTCACCTATTGCATCAGGCTTTCCTGTAACAGCAGGTCAAGTAGATACAAGAGCAAACCCATTAACAACTGCAGCAGGTGGAGCATTAATAGGTTCTGCTATTCCTGGTGTAGGACCATTAATAGGTGCTGGAGCAGGATTATTAGGAGGATTACTTTAATGGATAAAATAAGAAAGATCATGTATGACTTTGACATTAAGATACAAAAAAATCCTAGCAAAGCCTTAATAGGAATGTTTATAGCTTTTTGTTTAGTTATTATAATTTTTGGAGGTTAATATGAGTTCAGGTTCAGGATCTGATTCTGGAAGTTCAGGCGAAGTAACAGCAGATTACTATGGTCCAGATTCTTCATTAGTAGATGAAGTTGCTTTAACTGGTGGTTCAACTTATTCAACAGGTTTTGAAGGATCACCTGAATTAGGTGGTCAAGGAACTAGAACTGAAACAACGTATGGAGGTGGTGATGATAATTTTAGTAATGGTGACGATATTGATGCTACTTACACAACAGGAACAGAGTTTAATGTAACACCAACTCAAGAACAAACATTTGGTGATAAAGTTACAGATTATATTACAAGTGGTGGTTTAATAGGTGCAGGTATTAGAACTGTATCAGATATTTTTGGAACACCTGAAAATCAATATGCTGGTATTACCGGTGAAGATGGATATGGAGAGGGTGATTATGTTTCTACCCTTGACGACTTTGCAGAATCAAGAGGTTTAGGAACATCTTATGCTGATTTAGATTTAGAGGGTCAAGCATTTATAGATCAAGAAGCATTTAATGCAGGTTACAGATCACCAGCTTTTCAAGACTTATATCAATCAGGAGATACTCAAAACATACAAAATTTAAATCAACCTGAGTCTGACTTAGTGAAACAACTTATCCCCCAAGCACCTTTTGCTATAAGTGGTGGTCAAGCACCTAAATCTATGGTAAACGATTATTTTGCTAATATAGGTAATCAATCAGGGCTTTCATCTCAGTTAGAAAGCGACTATAATGCTGCAAAAGCTAATGTAGCACAAACTATGGCTATTACCCCTTTAGCACAACAGTTTGGCTACTCTACGCAGCCGTATGGAGCTTTAACGGCACAAAATTTAGGTACGAACCCTTTTAACATTCCGTATCTACAAACAAGAGGATTAATATAATGGCAATAGAAGATAATAGATTTAGAAAAATGTTGATGATGGACTACGCAACCAAACAACAACAAAAAGGATTGTTAGATCAACCTCAAGTTGGAGGAGGTTTATTAAATAATTTAGGAAATATAAATCCTAATATTTTAATTGGTGCAAGTATTGCTGGTCAAGGATTAAAAGGTCAAGATCCTTTTAGTTCTTTAATACCTGCTGTAACTCAAACTGCACAAATACAACAATTACTAAGACCTAAAAGTAGAGGAACTAAATCTGTATATAATCAAAAAACAGGTAAAACAGAATTTGCAACTGAACAAGATATTGCACAAAACCCTAATTTAGTACCTGTACCTACAGGCACAGTAACAAGATTTAATACTGAAACTGGTCAAGTAGAAATTTTACCAGCAGGTTTAGCAGGACAACAAATTAAAGATCAAACAAAAGCAAAGGGTTTAGAAACTCAATACAATATTTTAACAGAATTTATTGGCGATATGAAAACAAGATTACCTAAAACAAAAACAGGAGTTGTTGGTGTAGGTTACGCTGTAGCTGAAGGTTTTGCAGATCAAACTTCACAATTAGCTGAAAGTTTAGGTGTTAAAAATACATTAATTATAGAAGATACAGAAGCTATTGATAAATATTTAAAATCAAAAGGTTTTACAGAAGGTGCAAAAAATTATGCAACAATGAAATCTTCAGTAACTAATTTAGGATATGCTTTAGCTAAAATTGCTGAACCTAATAATCCAAGATTATCTGAAGGGGATATTATAAGACAATTAAATAGAATAAATTTTGGTGGTTCAAGAGAAGTATTTTCTTCATCTTTAGATCAAATTTTAAAAGAAGAAGGTATAAGAGCTAAAGCAGAAATAAAATCATTAGGTGGAGATATTTCAATTTTTGAACCTAAAAAGAAAAAGAAAAAAGAAGAAGGTAAACCAGAAGGTTACGATCCTTTAGGTATTTTATAATATGTCATCTATAGCTGATTATAAAAAACAGCATCCTGAGTATGCAAATATACCTGATATAAAATTGGCTGAAACTTTGTATGAAAAAGCATACAAAGGAAAAATTGATGAAAGTGATTTTTATAAACAAGCATTTCCTAATATAGCTTCTAAAAGACTTAGTGAAGAAATTATATTTCCTGATGATGAATTTGGAAGTAATTTTGAATTTAAAGAAACAGAATCAAAATTTAAACCTATAACATCTGAAATAGCTAAAGTTTCTGGTGTTGCTGTAAATGATCCTGCTTCAAGTAAAGCAAGATTTGGTGCTTCATTAGGTTATAATCAAGAACAAAAAAAATTGGCAGTAAAAAATAGTTTATCAAAATTATATAATCAAGATGTAGATGTAAGAGTAGGTCCTAATACAGGAGAGTTAGAATATTATAATCCTAAAACTAAACAATATGCTTTAGTAGATGCACCAGGAGTTGATTTAGGTGATTTTGCAGATTTAGGAGGAGATGCTATGATTGTTATTCCAGATTTAGTTGCAACGATTGGTGTAGGAGCTGCAACAGGAGGTGCAGGAGGAATAGCGGCAGGTGCTTTAGCTGCAGGTGCAGGTGAATATGCAAGATTAAAATTAGGTCAAAAACTTTATAACATAAATGAAGATTTAACAGATCAAGAATTATTTAATGAAGCTCTTAAAACAGCAGGAATATCTCTTGCTGCTGGTACTGCTGGATTAGCAGTTGCTAATACTATTAAAGGTGTAAACAATTTAATCAAAGGAAGAATAGTTGGAGATGATGCTTTAAAAGTTTTAGATGATGTAAAAGAACCTGATCAAATAGCTAAAACTATAAATGACACTTTAGATAAAGCTAACATAAACTCAAAAGTTAAATTTACTTTAGCACAAGCTATAGATGATGCTGATATGTTATCAACTCAACAAGCATTTGAAAATGTAAAAAGACTTGGTTACATGAACGAATTTAGAGAATTTGGTAGAAATCAAGCAACAGCATTAAATGATTATTTTACTGTTTTAAAATCTGGTTTTGGAACAGGTTCAGGAACTAAACCAATAAATACTTTTGATGCAGGTGTTTTAATTCAAGATGTTGTTAAAAAAAGACAAAATCCTGTTATACAAAATATTATTAAAAAACAACAACAATCAGAAGAATTACTTACAAAATCTATATTTAGACTACCTGATGGAAGTTCAAAAGTAACTGGTGTTGAAGCTAGATCAATTATAAATGATTTAGGAAAAACTTATAAACAAAATGTAGATAAAGCAGGTAAAGCGTTAGATGCTGCAACAGGTCTTAAAATGATAGATGCAGATGAAATAGCAAAAGCTCTTAAAACTCTTACAGAAAAAGAAAAAAGAAATTTAATTAGTGTTGCAAAGACAGAAGGTATATTTAAACCTGGTATTTATAAAGATTTATTATCTCCAAATGCAAAAATTATGCTTACTGATGTAAGAGAAACTATGCAAACTTTAGGAAAAAAAATTAGAGATAAAGAAGTTGGTAGTGTTACCGGAGAAACAGTTGATGTAGGTAATTTAAAATTTTTAAATAATGCCTTTAGAACACAAGTTAAAAAAAACGCAGGAACAGAATATTTAAATGAATTAGAAAAATTTAATACTTTAGTTATAAATAATAAACAATTATTAAATAATCAAACTTTATCAAAATTAACTTCAATAGAAAATGGTATATTAAAAGTTGCAGATGAAGATGTTTTTGCAGAAACATTTAAAAGAGGTACAGGATCAGGAAAAACAGCAAGAGAAATATATGATGTAATTAGTCAATCTCCAGATGCTTTGACTGCTTATAAAAATTCTATATATGATTTTTATAAAAGAAAAGTTTTAAAAGATAATGTTCCTAATTTAACAAGACATAAAGCATTTATGCAAGACTACGAAGCACCTTTAAAACAATTTTTTTCACCTGCAGAGTATAGCAAAATTACTAGAATTGGTGGTTTGAAAAAATCTGTAGAAGATTTAACAAAATTAAGAAAAACAACATCTGATAAGTTAATAAAATCATTTGAGGGAAGATTAGAAACTTTAGCTCCACAAGAAATATTTAATAAAATTTACAAACCAAATAATATTGGTGAAATTATAAAACTTAAAAACATTCTTAAAAATGATCCTGAGGTTTATAGAGCGTTTCAAAGAAATGTATTAACTGATTTAAATGAAAGAGTTATGGCAACTTCAGACAGATTAGGAATGAAAATTATAAGTCCAAAAAGATTTGATAATTATTTAAATGGTAGTGGAGGTGAAAGAGGATATAGAGTGGCTTTAAAAGAAATATTTGGTAAAGAATATATAGGCAATTTAGATATTTTAAATAAAGCATTACAAATTACAGGAAGAAAAGGACCATCAAGAGCAGCAGAGGGAACTGTTGGATCTGCGTTTTCTGATTTTATTAGAGCAGGTACAGGTCAATTTACTCTTACAGGTAGATTATTTACAGCTTTTAGAAGAATCGGAAAAGGTGCAAGAGAAAGAGTTATAGCCAATGCTTTACTAAATCCTCAATCTTTAAAAGAATTAATAGAATTAAGAAGATTAAAACCTAATTCAAAAAAAGCTGCTATTATTTTAGGTAAACTTGGAGGAAGTGTATTTACTACTTCTGAAGGAGAATAAAAATGGCTACTCAATCCCAAAAAAATTCCCAAGAGATTATAAAACTTCAAGGCGAAATTAAATTGGTAAATGAGAAAATTACAACTATAAAGGACAATCACCTTGCACACCTTGACGCAAAGGTTAATACTATTTATAAACTTTTATGGGTAGCTGTAACAATAAGTTTAAGTGGTCTAATAAACTTAGTCGTAAATCTTCTGTCTTAAAAGGCAAACAATCTTCAATTAAAGGTACTGTTGGCGAATACGATGCAATCGCAAAACTTACAAAAGCTGGTTACTATGTAGCAAAGAGCTGTGATCCTGCTTGTCCTTTTGATATTGTTATTGTTGACAAAAATGGTAAAATACAACTTTTAGATATTAAAACAAATACATATCGTAAAAGAGCTAAAGGAAAAATATTAAAGAACAAACCTAAAGGTTCTTATAAAATACATAGAACACCAACTAAGGAACAAAAGAAATTAGGCATAAGACTTTTGATGGTAGATTATGAAGATTAGCGAAGCAACAACAGTAAGTAC